AGTTTGATACGGACAAGATAAAATACGACCGCCTTAAAAAACTCGGACTAAAAATAAGCGACGACTCAAAAGTATCGCAGGAGAGAATATTTGTCGACATAGACCCTGATATACGGGCTTTCTTCGATAATTACCGCAAACCCAACGGGCAACCTTTGAGCCTGGAAGAGGTGCTGGAGCATACCAACTGTGCCTCAATACTCAAAAACATTAAAAAACAAAAAGATAGCGTCGAGAATGCCCGCAAAGGTTTCGGAGTGCGTAAGATGCCCAAGGGCGAGATGTGGCGACAGATGTTCGAACTCTATACTAAAGCCGCTCTGGAGTACAACTGCCGACAGTTTGGCAACGTAAGATACTTTGAAAGAGTTTTTAAAAGGTATTGCAATGAGGGAGCAAAGTCGTTGCTGAGCGGCAAAATAGGCAACGACAGCACACGTATCGTCAGCCGAAAAATGGCAAACCTGTTTTTAGCCTTGTACCGAATGCAAGATAAACCATTTGTGGAGCAGGTTCATTCCGACTATATCAGTTTTGTAAATGGAAGCCGCGAGATATACGATGTAGAAACAGGGGAGGTCTTTGCCCCGGAAGATTTTCGTAATAAAGCCGGCAGACCTCTGGAGGTATCGAAAGCAACTATATGGAACTATTTGAAAGATGTGGTGAACCTCACCGCAATATACGAAGACCGCAACGGCAACTTCGACTACACCGACAAGATGCGTCCTAAACACAACAGAAAGCCCGGACAATTTTCTATGTCTAAGATAACGATAGACGACGTGGCGTTGAGCCGTAAGAGCGTGCGTGGCTGGGTCTATAAATATCAGGCAACGGATGTGGTAAGCGGATATATATTCAGACCTGCATATATTGTAGGTAAACCCACGATAGAGACTGTAGAGGAGTGCTTACGAAATATGTTCTGTGAAGCTCTCGAACTCGGACTGCCCGTCGGTGGACAGCTCGATGCCGAACACCACCTGATACAGGACATGGAGTGGTTGAGTGAGGTGTTCCCATTCATTTATTTCAACCCCTCGGCGTGGAGCAAACGTGCCGAACACACAAACCGTCAGCTTAAATATGGTGTATCAAAAAAGAACGGGCACTCACGCGGACGATGGTACTCTAAACATGAGGCTTTTAGGTGTGTGCGTAACAAGGTCAAAGGCGATTATGTGGAGCCTGAGTACCAACCGCAAACAATAGTATCGGACGACCTTTCGGACATTGACGAATACAATAACCAGCTTCATCCACGCCAAAAGACCTATCCAGGAATGACAAGAAGAGATGTACTGCTTCAATTTATGAATCCTAACATAGTTAGTGCAGAGCGTTGGAGATTGTACCGATACATCGGCAATATGGAAAACTGCACCATCTACAACAATGACTACGTAAAGGCTGCCAACGGCGAATTTGAGCTCATTGATTTCGAAAGCCTAAAACAGCTAAAACCTAATAGCTATAAAGTAGAAGCCTATTGGCTGCCCGAAGATGACGGTAGCGTAAAGAGCGTGTACCTATATCAGGGAGATACATACATAGGCGAGGCCGTGAACCGCGAGCAATACCGCTATAATGAGAATACCATAGAGCAGACAGATGAAGACAGAGCGAATATGCTTCATCAGCAAAAAAGAGCGGCAAGGTTCGATAAAATGATACGCGACCGCAAGTCAGAGATAGGTAGAGTCGGCAAAATGAAAGCCACGACAAGCACATACATAGCCAATATAGAGACAGACATCGTAGAGAGCGAACAACCCAAAGGATACGAGGTAACGGCTGAAATGGACAATATCGACTATGCAAGAATGGCAATGGAAAGCCTATAACATAAGAATTCTAATAATCACAAATAAAACACCAAAAGAAATGATTACCAAAGAGATTAAACAAAAGATTTTAGCCGCGTTGGAGGTTAGCAGAGGTAACTTTACCGGCTCTGATAGTAAGTTCGCTGTAAGTTTGGGCATAAGTGCAAGCCAGTACAGCCGGACAAAAAACGGTGAACTCGACCGTGTCATCAGCGATGCACAATGGATAAGCATTGCTCGCAAGATAGGCGTAAACCTCAACGAAACAGCCGATTGGAAGACTGCAAATACACCTGTGTTCCAATTTGTGACGGCACAGCTTAAAGCATGCCAAGATGATAGCCTATCTGCATTACTATGCGATATGGCAGATATAGGCAAAACATACTCTGCAAAGCACTACGCAGCCAACAACAAAGGAGTTGTGTACGTCGATTGCTCGCAGGTAAAGTCGAAGCAGAGGTTAATAAGACACATAGCCAAATCATTCGGGGTAGGTAGCACCGGACGTTATTCAGACGTTTACGAAGATTTGGTGTTTTATCTTAAAACGCTACCTACCCCTTTGATTATACTCGACGAGGCAGGTGACCTCGATTATACAGCTTTCCTCGAACTGAAAGCACTCTGGAACGCAGTGGAAAATGCCTGTGGGTTCTATATGATGGGAGCCGACGGATTGGAGGCAAAGATAAATAGGTCAATATCGGTAAAAAAGGTAGGTTACACTGAGATGTTCAGCCGCTTCGGTAAGCGTTATGGTAAGGTAGTGCCGGCAGGTAAAGAAGAGAAAGAAAAGATGCTACAGGCGAGTGCTGCTATGATAATAAAAGCCAACGCTGAAGCTCGTGGCGTAAGTGTCGATGTGAATAAGGTACTCCGCAAGACTATGGGCGAGGATAATGTGCCGTCTCTCAGACGTATTTACAAAGAGTTGTCGAAGATTTAAGAGTTATGCGTGATAGCGAATTGTTAGATAATGGCGTAAGAAGAGCGTACTCCGCGGACAGCGTGATCTCGATGGAAAGAGAACTCTGCGAATTTGACGGGCAATGGCTCGAGGCTGTCGGCAAGCCCGAGCTAAAAGGGACGTGGTGCATAGGAGGACTGCCCAAGAACGGCAAAACGAGTTTTACAATGCAGTTGGCTAAATATTTAACAAGATGGCACTTGGTAGCATATAACTCCATTGAGGAGGGCATAAGTGCATCATTTGCCGAGACATTGAGACGTTGCCGAATGGACGAGGTGAAGGCGAATCGCTTCATCGTACTCAACAACGAGGATATCAAAGATATAGAATGTCGCCTTTCGAAAAGGAAAAGCCCCAAAATAGTCATAATAGACTCGATACAGTTTTTGGGGCTGAATACCGAGACATACCTGCGGTGGAAAAAGCGTTTCTCCGAGAAACTATTTATCTATATCACACATCTGCAGGGACAATACCCAGAGGGTAAAACAGCCCTTAAAATATGGAGAGATAGCGATGTGGTCGTCAAAGTGGAAGGCTTCCGTGCTTACCCAACAAGCAGATACGGCGGAGGCAAACCAATAACGGTGTGCGAAGAGAAAGCGGCTATGTTTGAGATGCAATTATAGAAACAAATAAACATACAAAACGATATGACAACCAAAACAACAAAAATTTTTGACCACGACAGGCTGCACAAGCAGCTAATCAAGAAGTTCCACGTGCTGCTCGGGCAGCAAGGTCTCGGGCAGGAGGCAAAGGAGGGAATACTTACAGGATATGGAGTGGAGCACACGAACGAACTAACTCTACAGCAGCTACAACAGGTGTGTAGTTCGCTCGAAGGTAACAGGCGTATGGACGCTAAGACAGACGACAAGCGTGTCGATATGGACAAGTGGCGTAAGAGAGCAATAGCGGCAGCTTTTGGGCTTGCCTCTGAGCTTGGCTACACCGTTACGATGGACGGAGCGAAAGCGATGATACTGCGTGCCACAGGCAACGAATATACCTCCTTTAACAAGATCCCGCAAACACGTTTGCAGGCTATATACTACGGCTTTCGGCGTAATGTGAAGGACATGAACTCGACTGTTCGGCTTGCCGAAGAGATGTTGATAGAGATAAATAGAAAGAATACTCATAATTAATAACGACGGCGAGTAGTGCCGTGGCAGCGGCACGAAAGCCTTTTTAATCAAAAAAAGAGATATGTATTTTGTAAATAGAATAAATATGTGGAACTCTACAAACGATAAATGTGAAGAGATGTTGGAGTATGTTGCTCAGTTTGACCACTGTCTGATAAAAGACAAATATAGCCTTGACTTTATGATAATAAGCCTAAAAGACAAAGCAAAGGAGCTTGACGACAAGTATCCGAGATTCACAAGTCTATGTGTGGAGAGACCGCTGTATGTTTGTCTCGACTGTATATGTTGCAGGATGGAAAATCCGTCGGAAACTAATGTTTTTATTCTTTTTTGGGAAAGAGTAAGAGGCATTTATGGGGTTGCCGAAGAAGTTGAAAAACAAAATAAAATCAAATAGATATGTATAGATTAGTGTATTTATCGGGACAGATAACGGGCTTACACCCCGAAGAGGCAGCAAAACGCTTCGCCGTTGCGGAAGACGAGTTCGATTGGGACACGTGCACGGTAATCAATCCGATGCGTCTGGTAACGATGCTTGAGCGGCAGGCGGGCAGACGTTTGTCGGAAGCAGAGATATTGATAAAGGAGCTTGAAATCGTGGCTATATGCGACGAGATTGCGATGCTACCCGGATGGGAGAAATCGGAAGGTGCTACGGCAGAACACGCTGTTGCCAGGAAGGCAGGAGTAAAGGTAACGTATTTATAACATATAATATGCAAACGCTGTTTGATATAAGGGAGTTTGAAGGCACGTCCGCACCACTAATGCCTAAACATAGGTGGTTGGAGGAGAACGGCTATACCTGTCGACATTGCAATCATAGGCAACGTTGGGAGTGTGGCGGCTCGATAATACAGTATTGCGGCGTACGTCGGAGCAATAGAACGGAGAACGGATTATTGCATATAAAGGTGACGAATAAAGCCTGTTATATGTTTGAATTGAGTGATAAACAATAAATAATAATAAGCAATGAAACAAACAATTGAGATTGAGATTGAAGTGCCTGATGGACACAAGGCGGTGTATAACGAAGATACACAAAGGGTTATAATAATAAAGGTTGAAAAACCAAAGGTTGAACTACCTAAATCGTGGGAGGAGTTTTGTAAGAATAATCCTGTTAAAAAGAATGAATATTTTATTGATGGGAATGGTGAAATAATCTGTGCTGCTGAGAAACATAGAACTACAAATCTAAAAAACATATTGCCTAACAAAGAGACTGCCGAAGCATTCCTTGCTCTTATGCAGCTCGTACAGTTGAGAGATTGCTATCGGCAGGGGTGGAAACCAGATAGTATTATGGGTGATTATAACGCCGTTATTACACACGGCAAATATAACTTGACGAGTGATTATTATTATTGGGGAAATCGAATATTATCTTTTCAAACCGAAAATATATGCGAAGAATTTTTGGAAAATTTCCATGAATTAATCGAAAAAGCAAAGGAGTTTATATGATTGATGTGAATTTACAGAAAGAGTATGCTCATTATAGGGGACATATGAGCCAATATAAGGAGGTAATGGACAAAGAGTTCCTTTATATACAGGAAAAGATATTGGGAGAAAAAGTGGCTCTACCGCAAGCGGGATATATTGATTTTTTTAAAGGAAATACAATGAGGTTGAACATGGTAGAATACGTATGTGTTGTGTAAGTTCGAGTCTTACTACCCCCCCCACAAATAGTTAAGCATGTTTTGTAGATAAATAAGCAAGGTAATATAAGTTATTGAGATAAAAGGATAAAAGAACAAAAGTATAACATAAAAGGAGAAATAAGCAATATGGAAGAAATCAGATTAACAGGAAGCGAAGCCGAAGAGTTTCGTCTGTACAAGGAGGCAAAAGAAAGAGAACGCCTCAAAAAAGAGAACAGAGACGCATACAAGCAGCTTGTGGACGAAGCGGTGAGGGAGGTGTTCCCGACGCTGCAGGAGGTAAGCAATAGCTTGGCGATGAGCAAACAAGGCGTATACGAACGATTTGCCGACGCATTGAAGCTGAAAGAGGAGATATTCAACACGAAGGCAGACCAAAAGAGCAATACGTTTAGCTCTGCCGACGGTATGTACCGTATCACGCTGGGCAACCACCAGACCGACGACTACGACGATACGGTCAACGAAGGAATCGCAAAGGTAAAAGAGGTGATATCGTCGTTTGCCAA